CGGTCAAGTTTAAAAGGTCAAAATGCTTATCTAGTTCGGTCCATGATAGATCAATTATAGAAGGCTCGTTTTCCTTGCTATCGTTAAACGCCAGCATAAATTTACCAGCGTTTTTAGATCCGCTAAATTTGTTTTGGAACTGGCGCTCGATTCGGTCCTCTTCCTCCTGGCTTACCTTTCCTCCGTTCAAGTTAATTAGCTTGCTGGAGAACATCCCGTTGTTAATTGTATTTAGGTGATATTCACCGATCGAAATATCTAGTTCAATGTAGCTTATAGCTCCTCGGTAATCAGGCAAGGAATAGGTGTTTACCCCGGCTCGATATTCTTTAAAGTACAAAATCTGTGATCCAGTAGGATTGTTAGGATCAAATGCAGGGTAGGTCTCAAAGTCAGGACGAGGATTTACGTTATCGTTTTTTATCCAGTTATCTGAGACATAAAACAAGCTGTTATCAGAGTTGGTTCTTACCTTATAATAGTCCACGTGGTACATTTCTGCGATCTCGCCTGTGGCCTTAGTCCATATCACCTGAAGGTAGTATCCCCCGAAAATAGTTAGATCCGTGACGAGCTTATTAGTTACCTCATTTAGGCTTTCTTCTTTGCTATTTACCCGGTCAATAATCCCGTAGGCTTTCGCCTTCTGCATTTCGTCCTCTGCCTTAACCGTCCATCCATTACCGCAAATGTAATCTACCTTTCCAGTAACGATAGCGTTATGCTTCGCGCTGTTATTGTAGATCCGCAAAAGATAGTTAGGGTAATCGTTACGCTCGCCGTAAAAAATATAGTCTTTCCCTTTTACTTCTTTGTAAATAGGCAAAGGTACATCGTCAAATTTTAGGAATTTTATCATGTAGTGGTATATGTTTTAAAGTCACCGTTGTACCCGTTGTATCTTACTACCCCGGCGGTACTTAGGTTAGGCGCTGTTAATTCCATTTTGCCTGTGGCTATTACCTCGGCACCGCTTCCGCTTTGAGTAACAAAGTACCTCCAAAAGCCTATGGTTCTATTATTAAAGTTTGCGCTCGTTATTGCAAATTTGGAAACGCGATCTTTAAATGTACTGGTATCCGTTAAGGTTAAAGTTACTTCCTCATTGGTTACCTCGTGTCTAAACTTAAAGATATAGACGTTACTGCTGGTTTCCCTCTTATCTGTAAGGGTTATGAAAATCGAAGTATTTGCCCCTCGTGGTATTGCTATCATACCTAGAAATATAAAATCTGGATTTGTGTACACAAAAAAAAACGCCCCCAAATCGGAGGCGCTTTCACATCTAACCTAAACCAAATATTATGTAATCGGAATAACCGCAGTAACTTTTGGACAAAGTTCCTTCTCGTTACCTGTAAAAGTCAAAGTATATCCTGATCTATCACCGAAGGCAGTACCTGAAGCACTTCCTCCACCGGTTAGATCTAAACCATTTCCAACACCCAAGAACCAATTCTCTCCGTTGTTATCTGTAGCAATAACCGCAAGTCTGTTTTTTCCCAAAAGAACGATTTCGTTTCGAGTATTTACTTGCAATTTGTTAAGGATAATTTCGAGCGTTTGGGCATAGAAAATAGTACCATTCTGCACGTTCGTATTTACAGCCTCAGCGAAGTTGGAAGATTCTTTTACAAGATCATACTTGTAGAATCTCTTAGATGCATCCATAGTCAAAGTAGTAACTACTCCTGCTGCTATGGTTACTGTTGCCAAATCTTCATAAGGTGCAAAATATACGGCTGTTAAACCGCCAACGCTATCTTTGCAATCAAGCGTGTAGGATTGAGTTAAAGCACAAGGCATATCTTTTTGAATTTAGAATTGTGAAGGGGTAAGGGTTATGACCTTACCCCGATTTTATTTAAGAAGCCTTCTGCCAGAATACTACCTGATCAGGGAAGGCGATCTGTACACCCATCTTGAATTCTACTACGAATCTCATTTCGTCAGCCTCTTTTGCATAGAAAAGTTCAAAGCGATCTTGCTCGTTCAAAAGGTCAGTACCTAGGTACATATTGCTCATAGACAAACCAAACAAGTAGTCAGTTCCGTTCAAACCATTCACACCGATTAACTTCACATTTGTTCCTGGTACTACTAGTTCCATGTTAGCTGCATCTACAGGGTAGTGGAACAAGTTTGCAGTTCTTAAAGCAAGGATATACTCACGGAATGTGTCATTACCGCAGAAGATTACTACATCAGACTTATCCAAAAGTTCAGCAGGAAGGGCAGCAAATACTGCATCTACAACTGCGATAACATTGGCAGTAGTCAAGGTAGTTAGGTTAGCAGAGTTTCCGTTAATTGGATCACCTGCACCACCAAAACCTAGTGCGCTGATAATTGTACCAAAGCCATTGAACTTGTTAAGCTGAGCGTTACCGCTTCCGGTATTACCTTGCCAAATTGCAGTCTCAAGAGCAGCTCCGATTCTTTCTACCTTTTGGGCAGTGTATTCAGTAGCGTAAGCCATGTAATCGTAAGTAGATCCTTCTCTCAAAGCCTTCTGAGTATATTTAGCCTCGAAAGTCTTAGGGCAAATTGATTCCTGGATCTTAATCTTACCTACAGTGATTAAACGCTGAGTAATTGTAGTCGTTCCGGAAGAGTTAAAACCACAAGTTCCGCCAGCTTGGAATACCGCGTCGGTAGTCATAATGTTAATAGTCTCCGCAGATTTTACACCTACTTGGACGTTACCTAGTGCTTCAATCAAAGAAGCAGTTTTTGCTGAGAAGATAGCAGCAGAAGTAAGCTGCAATTCGTTCTCCTTCACATAGTTCGTTAATGCTGAAAGGTCTAATGCCATTGTCGTTTATTTTTTAAGTGATGAAAATGCTTTTTGTAATTTATTGTAACGGTCGTTACTTTCTACTTTTAATTGCTTTGCAAATTGATTAGGCGCTGTGATTGCCTTATCGCTTGGCTCTTTTGCTAGTGACTCAAGTACTACCGCAGACATCTTAACGGCTTCCGTTACGTCTGCTGCTTTCTCTTCCATTGCTTTAACCTTGGCGGAAAGTTCTTCAACTTTCTTTTCAAGGTAACCCATTGTCTCTTCAAACTTAGCCATAGCTTCGTCTTTCTTAGGCTCTTCTACCGGTACGTCTGCTGAGGCTTCAACTTCGATTTCTACTTTTACAGGCTCACCTTTTCTAACCTCTGCAATTTTACCCGCTTCGGTTACGATTACGATCTCGCCAGTCTCTAGCTGATGCTCGCCTACAGGTGCCGGAACTTGTACGCCATCTTCACCAATCACGTAGATCTCGGAAGTTTCTAGATCGTAGGATACCATAGTACCGTCTACTAGCTTACCCTCAACCAATGCGAAGGCCGCTTTCTTTTCTGCTTCTGAAAATAGCAGGTTTTTAATTTGCACAAGTGCTTCTTTTGCGTTCATAATTGTAAATATTTAGTTAGTTAATTTTGTTCAATTTGTTCCAAAATTTTAAAAATCTGAGCCATGATCTGCTCCTCCTTTTGCATCATCTCCCCAGCCTTTTCATAGCGGAATAAACCCTCCACGCTAAAGCCTTTAAAGGTCCCGGCTTTTACCTGATTCCAAAGCTTTTCATTTTCTACTTTAAATGATCCAAACCAGGAACCATCTGCCACGTCTTCGAATCCGATAGGAGGATTAACTCCGCGCTCTTTGTCGATTATATAGCTTTCAAACATATAGACTCCTTCCGCTGGCTTCCCGTGTTCAATGTTAACCTTAGCCTGGTAGCCTTTTTTGAAAAAGCGCTGAACTATTTTTTTAATCTGCTCAGCTGTAAACATTACGTAATATTCACCCTCTTCGTCTCGTCGGTAAATCGGTAAATCTGCGATCATTAAAGGACCACTAACTATCCGCTGCTCTTCGTCCTGGACCGCAAAGGTTAGGCTGGCGCTAAACTGCTGCTGGTTAATCTTGCTTTCTGCCCATCTTAGCATTGGTTCACCTCCCCAAAGTAGATAAGAAATAGTCCCACAAGCTTCGCTATCTTCCGGATTATAATATTCCGCCGCTCTGCTTAAATACGAGTAGGTCCTTTTGATCGTGTCCATTGAAAGGTTTTCTCCGTTCATGATCTGTTGCGCCCTTACTTTACCTACCTGAGTAGCGCACTTATTACCTACCGCCTCATTCAATCGGATACCACGCTCGGCGTTATCTTTTGCACTTTGTGGGTAATCGTTATAACTTTCAAACGCTTCTTCTTTAGTCCCGCACATATGGCAGGTATACGGATCTTCTCCGCCTTCTTGATAGTCCCATGTATGGCCGCACTTTTTGCAGACGATTACCTGTACTTCTGCAAAGTGCTGCTCCCATAAACTTGAGCAAATAGCGACCGCCTGTTCTGATTCTTTGCCCTCATTAATTATATACTCGATGCATCTAGGCATAAAGTCTGTTTTGCTTTCGCCCTGTGTAGGTTCTACAAACTGATCGCCAAATGCTAAAAAGTTTCTTTGGATCGCCGGGCTTTCTACCAGGGCCACGAAGTCAACTTCCTCTTCGCCGTCCATATCGTCAGCAATTAGCATTCTATAAAGTGGTAGTTTTTCCATCATGTCTTTAAATATTAAAAGCCTGCCCTTCGTTCAATATCAGCGACCCGCTTCTGTGATCCTGTCACTTCGCTTTCTACAACGTACGCCTTAATCGGTGGTTGGTTTTGCATCATGGTACCTAGGGCAGTAACCGGGCTACTTCCTAGAGTTGGTACCGCTGAAGTAACGGTAGGCGCTGAAGCTGAAATGCCAGGAGCAGAAACTCCGCCTCCGCCTCCAGGTACTTTGGTACTCATAATTTTACGAACGTTAGCAATACCACCGGCGACCGCAACACCTGCCGCAACCGCTGCCAAGGCTGGACCAGCTACAGGTATACCGACCATCGATTGGTAGGCTTTATTTGCTGCTAGGTAAGTATCGATTGTAGCCTGTGCAACTGCAAAAGCTTTGCCAGCTGCCGTTTCTTTTCCTACTAGGTTAGAAAGGTTTCCGAGTAGACCTGCAATCTGAGAGGCATTTTCCATTTTAGCCTCTACCTCTAATTTGTCTATCTTTTTCCTTTCTTCAGAATTTGCTGAGGTTGCCGCGTTATAATCAGCTTGAGAAATTAAATCCGCTGCGTACTGAGCATCTAGTAAAGCCTGTTTTTGATCTAACAAATCTCTTTGTTTATTAAAATCATTTTCAGCCTTAACCATTTCAGCATCTAACTTTTCAAGTTCTTTAAGTGCGTTAGCTTCATCTAATCCCTGCTGAAAAGCCGCTAGTGCCTGCTGTTCCTGTTTTGCTAATTCTAAACTTAGAATTGTTCTTTGTTCAGAGGTTAGCCTATCATTTTCTAAAATCTCCTGCCTGCGCTTTTCAAATTCAATTAGAATCTGTTCCCTAGCTTTCTCATTTTCATCCTTAATTCCATCAAGTCGAGTCTGCGTTTGAATATCGTTTAACTGCTTTTGAAAGGCTTCTTCATCTTCAGCCTGTTTTTGAAGCATTTTTAATTTTTCCTCTTCTAATTTAGCTAGATCTTCGGCTTCTTTTTGGCTTTGCTTTTCTCTTTCTGCTGCCGACTTTTCGCCAGCTGCCTTTTGAGATTCTTGCTGCGATAATATAAATCCAGCCCTCTGCTCCTTTAATGTATTTAAAGTGTTTTGCGCTTCTTTGATTGTCGCATCACCTTCCTCTGCTATTGCTTTAGGATCAAAAACAAAAGAAGCCAGGTACTTAGTACTATCGTCTAGTAGTGTTGTCGATGATTCTAGTACTCCTAACTCCTTTAATCCTGTACTAATTAAATCAATACTTCCCAAGATTGCCGTTAAAGGCAAAGAGACAAACTTAAGAATTCCAGCAAGTATCTCCTGGTTCCTTTGTGCTGCCTGAACCTGGGCTATTTTTGTAGCGTTGGCGTTGGCTATGTTTACCTCAGCTGCTTTTATAGCTTCATCTGTTTGAGCTATTTTTAGCTGCAATATTTCTTCCTCAGTTTTACCCTGAAGCTTTAGCTGGTTACTTTGTCCATCTATTGCGTCGAGTTTTTCTGTCTGAGCTTTTACATCTAGTTGAGTAGCTGCATTTAGATCCTTTTGCTCCTTTGAAACACCACTAACCAAGGCTAGTATATCTTCCCAGTAGGCTACCAATAAACCGACAGCAACTACCAAGGCACCTATACCGGTAGTTATCAAAGCCTTTTTAAAAGTGTTAGCCCCGAGGGTAAGGCCCTTAAATGTAGTGGTCAACTGATCACCGACCATGCCAATATCCTTGAGCTGAGAAAGGCCCTGAGATAACGCAAGCGCACCCTGTACTTTTAGCAAAGCCTTTTCAACGTCTTCGCTTTGAGTACCGAATAAAGCTAAAGCCCCCTGGGCAGCTGCAATCCCTCCGGCTGCCGTGCTTGCTGCTGTGGTTAATGCCTGAAACCGCTTCCCTGGATCAAATTGCTGAGCCTGCTCGTTTGCGTCTTGAATACTGTCCCTAATCCCGGCTACTTTCTTAGCAGCATTTACGGCCTCATCCGAAAATTCCCCAAACTTTTGGCGCGCTGCCTGGAGTTCGAGCGTTGCATCCCTTAATTGTTTTTTTAAGGGTTTGACATCTGCATCAAGTATGATCTTATTTTCTTCAGCCATTAGGTTTGGGGTTTTAAAGGTTTGGGGAACCTGTCAAGATTCCCCATTTTGTTTTACTCTGCTTCTGCTTCTTCCTTCGGGTTCTGCTCCTGCACTTGCTGCGCTAGGAATTGGATAAAGGACATCCCGTACTTGGTAGGCAGTTCTTGCGCCCATGCTTCAAGCATTTTGATTTGGTCCTCGTTGAGTGTTACTTTCATTTTATTTGGTTTTTAAGTGAATCGATTTCTGTTTTAAGTTCTTGTATAGCCTGAACTAAAATAGGTACTAATTTAGAATAATCTACTCCTTGCATTTGTTCATCATCTTTTTGACCAACAACCGCATAAGGTACTATCTCTTGTAGTTCGTGAGCCAAAACTCCATTCATTCTGCTATTATCAGACTTCCACTCGTAATCATAAACTTTTATCTTAGATATTAAATCTAATCCATTAAATGATTTTAAGTCTTGTTTTAGTCTATAGTCAGAAGTAGTTGTGTAAACAGTGTTCGAACCATTATAAGAAATTGAACCAACTACCGAGCCTTGATAAGCAAATTTAGTAAAGAAATGCC